GCTTTTTCGTTACTATAACCATAGTATTGTTTAATGATTTCGAGGTCTGTGACTTTTTCCTTACGGAGCCAGGGACTAAATCTCTTCCTTTTCCTAAGTGTATTTAGATAAAAAGAATATTGCATGTCCTTATCTAAAGACGAATACTTATTCATCTCATTAACAAACATTATACAATCAAGATGCCCTGACAAACAACGATTAATAATATAAGGAGAATAATCTTTAATGACAGAAGGATCTTCTTCAATAAGATTTTGCTTATTGAAATTAATTGAATTCAACCAATCTTTCAGTTCTGTCATTTGGTTTGTTCCGATACTCTTGCTTTTAACTTACCATCTTCAATAGTAATGTTTACTTGATGCTGTTTATCACTATCTGTTTCCATAATTCTTATATCAATTGCCCCACCATCTCCATAACAATTAACAATTACTCTACCTGTTGCCTCCCATTGTTTTGGACTATCGGTATACCTATTGATAGGAGTACTCTTCTCAGTAGTATTCTTTTGATTCTCCCAAGGTATATTGTTATTAAGATTAAACCAGTGTTTCATAATACGTGATAAGGATCGATATCTCCTGCTAGTCCATCAACATCCCTAAGGAGATTGTTATACTTAGGATCAGATTCAGCAAACTCCTGTTCGCCTTTAGTGGTATAATGTAATATAACAGGGTTAAAGAACTCTTGATGCTTCTCCTCAATATATCCCATAGTAACATCCTGTATACCAAACATACCACCTGTAGATGAAAGGCGACTAAGAATAATCCAAACTGCATACTGGTCAACAATACGTGAATTTGGAATGGGCATCAACTGTGCTCCATTCTTAAAGATATTCATCAACTCAGTTAGTTCATCCAACTTATTAATAATCTTAGTATGGATATTGTTATTAAGCAAGATCACACCACAACAATACTTATAAACAGATTCCTTACCACCAAGAGCAGAAATTGCTTGATCTACTCTTGTCAATTTTTCTCTTATACCTTTACCACCACCTGTGTTTGGATCATGTCTAAATCCAAATTCTTCTCTACCATAGACATCATATCTAGAATAAGTATCAAAAATATATTGAACATCATCATAGAAAATAGTATCAGAATCCAAGTACAAAATATTAGAAGATTGATCCTCAAAATATTTTAAGTTATACCATCTATGGATTGACCATGCACTAAGCATATTATGATCAAACCCATCAACAAATGGTAAGACATTTACATTGTAGTTAAGACGGAAATAAGGGGGAATAAAAGCAGGGTCATCACAAAAAAGGTAAACAGGTATTTCATTATTAAAATCTCTAAGTGAACGGATACTATGATCAAGACGTTTTAGTTCATGATCGTTTATATGAGCATGAATACTTTTCTTATAAGAATAAAAAACTATATTCATGCTGTTAGTCCTTCTTTCTTTAACTTATCATAGTTATAACAACCATCAAAGTTTAACTTAATCTTAGGTCCATAATTCATCAAGATCAATTCCTTTCTTTGCTTCTGATCTCTCATATATTCCCCAACAGATCTCATTGTATATGTTAAATCAAACTCAGTAGCATCCCAATTCTTAAATCTTTCTTTAATTAATTGATCTGAATTATAACTCACCATCATATTTATTTTAGATTTGTCACAATCTTCAGCAAATTTATCATGATCAAAATGTTTATGCATCTCACCTTTCTTTCCATATAGATTATCCTTAATATCATAAGGAGGATCTAGATACATGAATATACCATCATGAACATTTTCTCTCATCAAATACTCATAAGAATACTGATTAATATGCCAATGAGAAATGATCTCAGAATAACCAGGTAGTTTCTCAATTCCCCTCATAGAGAAATTGGATATAGATGCTTGCTTAGAAAAAGATGAACTCTCAGTCAACCCACTAAAGGAACACTTATTAACAATATAAAATGCTGCAGCACGTTCTATAGTATCAATACTTTTATCATTAATAACTTCCTTTGAGTTAAGAAAAAGTTCTTTTGCAGGAAACTCTGTCCCTTCTACCTTTCTCAATTCTTTAGGAGGATCTGGATGATTAGTTTTATAATCTATTAATTTATCGGTTAACTCATCACCAAAGGTCTGTAACTGAACCCAGAAATTTATTAATGGTTCATATAGATCATTGACCGTAATCTTAAGATGAGGATATTTCTTACTTACATGAATTGCTACACTTCCACCACCAAGAAAAGGTTCTCTAAACTCAGTGTAATTACGTAGATCAGGGAAGTATGGATCCATCTTAGTACAAGCACGAGACTTGCCACCAGGATAACGAAGAGGTGTTTTAAGAGATTTCAAAGATTTCATTACCAATCAGGATAGTGATTTATATTTCCAATGTATTGATAGATTAAGTCCAATCCAAATACAAATGTTTCTCCATTTTCATCTTGAAGATAGAAAGGCATAGTAGGATACATTCTCCTTGCAGTATAATACTGACTAATAACTGCATAGTCATCATCAATCCATCTTTCCTTTTCTATTTCTTCTTCAGTCATTGATATACTGTATAGGATCTTTATCTGTTCTTGGTGGGATCATCATTGGATGTCTCGGTGGTACTAACTCCACTACAATAGCATCCATGATACGATTAAAAGATCTAGACATTTGACGATATCCAGATCCCACATATAACTGACCAGCAAATACTGATACAGTAGCAGCACCCCAGAACAGATAATAGAATCTGGACTTAACTTGTGCTCTTAATTTTTTCTTGTCTTTATTCATGCTGGATGTTCACATTGTTCAGTAAGTTTTGCACCAACAGGTCCATCATCAGAATATACTTCTAACTTATGGACTTTGATGGAATCCTTTTCAAATATTGTAACATCAACCTTACCATCTTTGCAAGATATCTTTACAGTTCCATTACAAGACCAATCTTCAGGTTCATTATAAAACTTATAAACTGGGTATCGGTCACGACTTGGAGTGTACGCTACAACTTTGTAATTGTCAGTCATTTTGGTAATTTCCTATTAAAGTTCCAGTAGTCAAATTTCATATACAGTTTGTATATTCCAATCAAAGTTCGTTTAACAAACTCCTCAAGGAGTATCAATCCAATAAAGAAATAATCTTCTAAAGTTTTCATTTCTTAGTAGTATTGCTACGAGTTCTGTTTATTATACTAATAAACTTATCTCCTGCAAAGGTTCCAGCAAGACACACATCAATCTCATCACCATCTACCCAATTCATATCACCATTCATTTTAGTATGGTTCATTGCCTCTTGAATTTTATCTATTACTTCTTGAGTTAGTTTCATTTAAATTCACACTCCACCATAATTTCGGTTAAACATGCTAATAGATTTATTTCTTGGTCGGCGACGAAGGCAATTTGGTACTGATACTTAGCAAGAACAAGAACAGCAGCAGGGAGGGAAGAAGGAGCCAATGAACCTGAAAGAGAATCGTAAATCCTACGTAATAAGACAGTAGGATCATTGTCCAAGTTATCGACACACCATTTACGTACTTGCGGAAAGTTTTTTTCCTTAAGGTTTTTAATGAGATCATTTACTTTTACGTCACTAAAATGTGCAAGTATACCACTATCTATCTTTCCACTGACAGAATATCTTTGGCATTCATTTAAAACTCTCCTCCAATCAGGGAAGTGCTTATTAATTAATTCTGCGAGGACTTTCTTATCTGCTTCAACCCTTTCTTGTTCTAGAATGGATATCAATCTTCCAAAGAAATCTGCTGCAATTTCTTGTTTATGTTTGCCCTTAACACCAAACTCCACCACAGCACATCTCGAATGCAAGGGTTCAATGATTTTATTTTTGTAATTGCAAGTGAAAATGAATCTGCAGTTTCTGGAGAACTCCTCAATAGACGCTCTAAGGAGGAGTTGTACGTCGGGAGTGGTATTGTCTGCTTCATCGATGATGATGACTTTATGCTTCGACTCGCTGCTAAGAGAGACTGT